TCCATTTAAAATCCTCCTAAAATAATAGAGAACCTGATGCACGTATGATTTCTCTAAATGTTAGAGTCTCAACTTCGTACATCGGTTCTCTGTAATATGATTTAAAATTTAATTGTTTTAGATTCTCCACAATTGCTTCTGCTTGCGCATACGGTTCATCTGATGACCACCAAATATCGATTTGGAAGTCGAATTCTCGTGAGAATTCCTCGTTGTCCGCATATTCATCAGGATTATAGGGCAACGGGGTAATCCTTACGATGGGTTGATTCGTCGATTCATGAAAATTTTCGGGAACCACGTATTTAAATATATTATCTTCAACCGTAATACGTTTATCGGCGATGAGTTTCTTGTAAATCACATCTGTTACATTCATTTCATCACCCTTTTCATAGCGGTAAGCATAGCTTTGTACACTAACTTACTGCCGTTTTTCTCTGTCTTTGTAATCCACATCTGTGGACGCTGATACATAGTGCCAAATTCAGTTGCATGAATACGGTGTGAATAGCCTTTCGTATATCCTATAAGCACATACTTTTCATTTGAATCACGGTCAGTTCTAATGTTCGACACGGCGATATTATCCTTTGCATGTCTTTTGTTCTCACTGACTGGCGTATTACGTTTCAATAAAGGTGTAAGCGCCATTGCGCCAGCTTTTAATACACGATTCTGTGACGCTTTGAATTCTATTTGCTTTCTAACTAACCCTTGTTCTATGTCGTTTTTTTCAATCTTCGCGCCCATTAAAACACCACCTCACAATAAACACGCACATAAGATTTATCTTCATAGTCCTTTTTGACGTATTTGATTTGGTATTTATCACCTTCATGTATTACATAATGCTTATTGTTTGGCTTATAGTCTCTTCTTGGATCACGTATGATGATTGTTTTAATGAATTGTGAACTTGTGGTTAAGCTTGTTTGCATGTCTGATTCTCTAGCGTCTTGAATACATGCGTAGCAACTATATAACTCCTCTGTAATCGGCTTTTGTGGAAGTCCATTGATTGATTTACTGGTATCATGGCAAAAAGTGACACGTTCGTTTAACCTATTCGAATTGAATTTCATATGCTGATCGTAACTTATGCACGACACTTAATACCATGTGAGGTGCATAACTCAAATTCCTTTCGTTAAATGCTAAACGATTTTCAAAGTAATAAGCAGTGAGTGGGTATACTGCAGTTTTAAATAATCTTTGCTCCTCTAACCAAGCCATATCATCAGTAACCGCACTCGCTATATCCTCTTTTGCCCATTCGTAATACATTTCCAGTAAATCATCTTCTGAATTATGGTCTATCTTGCAATGCTTCTTTAATAGCTGTAAATCACTCACCGCTATCACCTACTTAACATCAATACGTTCTAAAATACCGTTTTGCGGCGTTCCGTTTTTATTAACTTCGTTGGCACGTTTTACCGTCATATCGACTTCGTCGCCCACTCTTAACACCTTTTGTAACTCTTTATCAATATAAGCGGTTTTCACTTTATATTTTGCCACTTTCAATCACCTCTATAGTGTTTCCATATGGTCTTCTTCTGGCAGTTGGCTATCATCATATTCGATAACAATAGCTGATTTATAGTCTAAGATTCGACAATCTTGTCGTACTGCCACCATTAAACATTCACCAAAGTGCATATAGTCTGTCCAAGATGCTTGATATTGTGAACGGTCAAATAATACAATCGCGTCTTTTAAGTTACCAATGATTAATTTGTTAGTGCCTTTTTCACCGAGCATTTCATCAGGCAAGATTTCCACTTTAGCGCCTAATAAACGTTGTTGTGTTTTCTCTTTTACGTCAGGTTGGATTAAGTAGTTACCTAATTTGTCTTTCATTTTGTCTAATTTCGCAAACATAGTTTGAGACACAATAGCTACATTATGTTCATAATTAGGTTTCACATTTAAATTCACAGCGTCTTTAATGTCGTCTAAAGATTTTGCTTTTTTAGTTTCTAATTTAGCGCCTTCAGATTCAAAACCACTTGTTTTAGATCCTGTTGAACCTTTAGTGATGACATCAATAATTGCTTTGTTACGCGTAGCTGCAATTGTACGTTCCATCCATAATTTCAACTCTTGTAACACGTTAACTTTCGCATCTTCAATTGCTTCACGAGAAATGCGGAAGTAACCGCGGTGTGTATTGATGTCGTATGCTAATTGGAAGAATGGCTTAACCGCTAATTCAGGGTTTTCTTCTAATTCTTCTACCTTTTCAAGAGCTGCGACCTCTGATTGACGTACAACTGGATATTTACCAGAACCATTAGTAACACGTTTAACAGTGACATATTTATCAAGGTTGAACTCAACTTCTTTTAATTTAAGAATGTCCGTAACGATTTCTTCTGGAATAACTACGAAGCCAGAATCAGTTTTTAAAGACCCACCTTGAATATCTTTACGTGTTTCTAAATAGTCAGTGAAGTCACGCACTTCTTGAGATGTCACTTTAGTGTCTTGAATTGAAACGCCTAACTCATTTAAGTTTGGTGCTTGACGGTATGAGCGTGTAGGTTCAACTACAACTGGTTGTGCATCTGTTTCTTCAGCGTCGTCTTTTTCTTGTAACTTTTTTAATTCGTCTTCTTTTTCTTGAATTTGTGAACGCAAGTCTGCGATTTCCTTTTCCAAAGTTTCTGCTTTCTCTAACTCATCATTGTTTAATGCGCGTGTAGCGTATCTGATTTTTAAATCAATACTACGTTTTAAATCCGAAATTTCGGAAAGTAAAATATCTTTTTTATTCATTAATATTCCTCCTAAATTTTACATAAAAAATAGACGTCGCTTTTTAGCACGTCCAATGGTTGTATTTGTTAGTGGTGTCCAACTTCACCAAGTTTATTTTTAATAGAATGTTTCTTGAGTTTTAACTCTAAAGTTTTTTTGCGTTCTTCATTTTCAATGTTTTCAATACTACGTAATGCCGGTTTAACATCAGTGTCTTTGTATGCCGGATAGGTCACCACAGATACATCTGTAAGCTCACGTATCGCTTTTAAAGTACGTTTATAGATGTTTTCTTGTTGGTCAAAACGCATTTCATCGCCTTGTTCGTCTAGCATAAAACCGAACGAACATTGATTGATGTTACCTACACGCATATTTTCATATAAGTCACGTGCAAACGTTTTATTCGGTAATTTACAACGGTATTTTAATCCGACATCATCAGTTTCTAATTCTAAAGTGCCTGACTTTGTTCGTCCTATAATTTGTGAAGGTACATGATCTACTAAGCAACGTACATCAGACAAATCAGTGTTCTCTAAAGCACTACGTGAAATTGTTTCTTTGAATCCACCTAAATTTTCCGACCATGTGTCGAATTTCAAAGCGTAACCTTCAATGACCATTTCATTATCATCATTCGAACGGACTTCTGTGATATTTCCGATTCTCGTTTCCTTTGCCATCTTCCTCACCACCTTTCAATTTGTTGTCAGTACCACGTGACTTATTCATCTGATACTCATCAACAAGTGCTATATTAACGTGGTTGAGATCAACACGATGTATACTGCCGTAACCACCAGGTATAGGCGGTAATCCATCACGTTTACGGACTTCATCAATATTTGTTTTGCCCGAATCGATATTGATTTTATCGATTTCGGCTTGTGTCTTTTCATCAACCACACGTATTTCAGTGGTGTCAAATTTGAATTCACAAACTTTATCCGTGTATTCATCGTTAAATTTGAAATTGAGCTCTGCACAAACACACGTAATGTATGGCTTTAATGTTGAAAGGTAGTCAAGATTAGCGTCAGTAATACTCATATTCGTAGTTTCGATACCAAATTTGTGTAACGGTATGCCAAATACACCGGCAATCTCACGTGTAGACGATTTGTTCTCACGTATGAGCTTTAACACTTCAGTGTCGACTTCTAACTGGTCGAATGTCATCGATTCATCAAGCACAACCACTTTACCGGCTTGTTTAGTACCACTGAACGCTTTATGGAATTCCTCTCTTGCACGGTTTCTAGCTTTCTTATCATTCAAAACGCCTTTCATCTTAAGTATTCCGCCTGCATGCGTACCATTACGCAAGAAGTTGTTTAAGAAGTCCTTGCCGTTGTTATCCGAATCAATGGTCTTGCTCAATGTATCAAGTAATGACAATCCGTGAATCCCGTCTAATGAATAGAATTTAATGTCTAACATATCTTCGTATTTAATATTTCGACTAATAAATTGTCCGTTATCATCAGTACGTTCATGTAAATAAAAAGGGCGCCCCATTCGGTCAGATTTTAATTCAACTTCTGAAGTCTTTCGAAATGTTAAACTGACAGGATTCCCCAACTTATTATGTGAGATTTCAACATAACCATGTGACGTCAATAAAGCGTTCGCAAATACAACTAATTTAAAAATATAGCCGTTATACAGTGAATTCGGCCTAGTATTAAGTAAGTTAACAATTTTGTTACTGTAATCAATCTGACCATTCACATTTAATCTAATCGGCATACGCGCTAAATCAGATGCAATCATCATGACTGCAGTGAAGATATCACTGTGTTTAATAGCTTCCACAGGTGTATACTGCCTTAAATTAGTACCCTGAAAACCAGGTAACGTCTGAACCATCATTTGTAAATCGTCTTCGTTATACTGTAAATCTCTATTCTCATTTCGTAAGAAGATACCCACTTAATCACCTCCTTTCCCGTGATTCGTTATCAATGATTAACGCAATTATCACAAGAAATGTACCTGTATTAATCAAACCGACTACAACACCAAATCCTAAATATGTTGCAGTGTTTACAATAATTAATCCCAATAAAAAAAGGATGCTAACAATGTTAACAACCAATAGTTTTAACGGTATTAAGATTTTATTTAAATTCATCATCGCACCCCCTTTAAAATCCGAATTCTTCATTTTCATATATTGATGACCAATCTACCTCGAATTCATGCATGCTCGCTTCACTAAAAGCAGTTATGACAGAGATGATAGGGTCAATCTTTTGTCGATTCATCTTCTTGTTAATTTTAACGTTATCTTCGCCGTCATATATTAAAACCGCGTTATTTACGGCAATGGTTAATAGGTTATTACCAAAATGTTTAATCGTCTTTTCAGCAACCCATACTCTAAATTGCTTAATAGGCTGTGAAAGACTTCTGAAACTTTGCCCAACTTCAATTAGAGGCCAATCAATCACCATGGATTCTAGTGTGGTCACAAATGATTGTGCATTCCATGGATCATAACACAACGCTTTTACGTTTAACTGATACTCTTCCACAACGTCGAATATATACTCAATAACACGCTTGTAATCAATCATGCCACTTTCCGATGTGGTCACTTCCGCCTCTCCTGTATTAATTAATTTTTCATAATTAATCTTGTCACGTTTTGACTTCTGTTCGAGCGTGGTCCTTAATCCAATAAACGAATGGCTGTCAATTAACATATCACCATCATCTGTTGGGAATATAAACCCTACAGAAGTTAAGTCGTCAAGTCTTGATAAATCGACACCGATATAAACGTCTTTGCCGTACAAACTATAATCATCACGATTCACTTCGATGGATTCCCATTCATTAATATTGATTAAGCTATCTTCTTTGTTCGCTTGCCAAAGATTAAAGTTTTTAATCAAAATCTTATGAAATGACGTACCTTTTTCTAATTCGTCTTGAATATCCGCTTTTATATTTCTCAGTATTGTGTCTCTATGTTCCTCAGACTCTAAAAGCGGCATTGCCTTAATCCACAATGATTCGTCATTCACTTCATCTTCTGAATCCATTTCTGCGCAATAAACAAAGTAATTATCAGCTTTAACTTCACCTGATAATATTTTAGAGATGTATTTGTACTCTTGATACATCTGACTGTTCAAGTTGTCACCTGCAGTAGAAATTAAGAGTGTAAGAGGATTCTTTTGTAACGTCATACCCGTTTTAAATCTTGAATACATTTCATCGTCTGGCATGCTTGCCAATTCGTCCAATATAGCCACAGTTGGGTCTTTACCATCAACTGCATCCGGATTGTTAGAAAGTGGTTCAAACACGCTTGTTGAGTCAATGTGTGCTAAATCTGTTTTGCGTACATCTGTTGACTTGCGGATATAGTCACTTTTTGAACGTAACATCTTAATTTGTTGACTAGCCATTTTGAATATTGTTTGTGCTTGTTTGTAAGTTGATGATGATACATATATTTGTCGGTTGTATTTCGGGTATTGACCAAATAACAATTCATTCAGTGACATGCCTGATACCACTAGCGATTTACCTTGTTTACGTGCCATACTTACATATCCCTTAGTAAAGCGTCTGAATCCTCCATCACGGCGCCAACCGTAAATACTACCAACAATAAACTTTTGGAATAGCATTAATGGCATGGGTTCGTTCGTTTTAGGGTCAGGTAACATCTCAATAAATTTTATTGCTTTATTTGCTTTTTCAACATCCCAATAACAATCTTCAGGTGGATGTTTTAAATCATTTAAATGACGTTCAGCCACTTTAAAATTCTTCTTACTTACAAGAATCTCACCTTTGACTACTTTTTGAGCATAAATTGTTGTGTAATCTAACATCAATCATCACTCACAAACTCTTTAAACGGGTCATCATCCTCTTTCTCTTCAGGGACGACGATGCGTAATCGGCTATCGATTGTTAATCCTAGCGTGTTAGCTACTTGTTGCATTCGCGTACCCGCTTTTTCTTTAGCAGTAAAAGCAGGATTTAATTTAGATTCTCCATTCGCTCCTTCAATAACAACGCCACCTGTTGCTTCTAAATGTAGGCTAGCTCTTACAAAATCACTGTAAAAACTGCAATATTGTGAGAGTTGTGCTTTATCCAAGTTTGATATAGGCAATTCTTGCATGTAAGGCAATATTCTTAGGTATTCTTCTTTTGCGATGTCGTCTAAAAAATCAGGTGGATGTGAATCTATCTTTGAAAATTTGTTTAATTGTGCTTCTTGGCGTTCCTTTTCGACTATTTCTTCTTTAGTGTAATTCTTCTTCGAATTATGCAGAAGTTTTCGGGGTCTACCTGCCATTTTTAGCACCTCCATCATCATTTTAGTACCTAGTATTAAAATTAAGGGAAATCTTTAAGAAGAAGAGTGCGCCTCGTTCTTCAGCACTCTCCTCACCGCCCCCGTTCTTTGAAGTGGGGGACTTCCTTTTGCTCTCTTTTCGTTTTTCTGTTGTGGCATTCGTAACACAATGGCTGTAAGTTTTCTTTTTCGAGCCGTTTCGACCAATCAACTTTTGTCGGAATAATATGGTCAACCATTTGAGCTTGCCGTCCACATGATCTACAAATATAATCATTCTCCATCAATACGATTTCACGCATTCTCTGCCACTGTCTAGACTTATAAAATCGTAAGTATTCAGGGTCATTTCGTCTTCTTACATCATTATATTTATCATTTACATATGGTTTATGCTTATCACAGTATGACTGATTGAATGATATAAGTGCATTGCATGTTGGATGATTGCATCGTCTCATTACTGCCATTCAATCACCTTCCTATGTCTTTGATGTCAACCACAACATCTTTAGTTTGGTTTGCAATCAACACTTGATTACCGATGATGTCATGGACAATGTACTTGTCTTTGTTATAAGTAACTGCATCACCTTTATTAATAACCTTGTGTAAGTCTGGTTGATACGTATTCACATTAAGTCCTGCCACAGTATCTAGCGTTACATTATTAAGTGATGCCATACATGTAATATGTTCTAGTGCATCACCTAGTAACATCGTCACTGTGTCATTGTCATCGTTGTCTACTAACTGACCTACCACAGATACTAATGACAGTAGATGTTTATTGTAGTCAGTGGGTTGTTTCATGGATTGATACTTATTTAATTCCATAGTTCACCTCATAATAAAAAGACACTGCAAATGGGGGTGCAGTGCCTTAAGGACTAAAGGATGTATATATAGTATGACTAGAACGTTATTGTTCCTAAGTTGATTATAATAAATAATGTTAAGAAAATATAATTTACTGCAAAGTCTGCAATCTCTGCATTTTCTGCATATTAATCATGAATGCGTTGCGCTTCATCATAAATATTGATTATCGTGGTAATGCGATTATAAATATTCCTTTCACTAATATTTAATAACCTTTCAATAGTCTTAATCTTTTCTCCTCGTTTAACTAACTGTAAGATGTGGTAGTTCTTATCATTAGTCACATATCGTTCATACTTGTCCACAAATTCTAGTTCATCTATAAGTTTCTGTGAGTGGCGCATGTCTCTATCGTTTTGAATTACTCTCACTAACACCTTATCTCCAGTACCACCCTGTGCTTTTGGCATAGCTGACTCAATACCATAATGTCCAGTTGATGTACTATCGTATTCATAAATCTTATTCTCAAGTAAGTTACATCGCCAACTATATCCTAGAATTAACTGTCGTATTTCGTCTTTACTGTACATGCATGTCCTCCAATCTAAAATTAAACATCAAAGTTTTTTTCTATTTAGCCACAATTTAATCTTTTCTATTATGGTCATCCTATCAACTTTAAAGTGTTTTCTAAATTCCTCATGAAACTTATCAAGATAAAAGTTATATTCATTTATCTTTCTTTGATACTCAGTAGTTATGAAACTATCTACTCTGATATATTCTTTTCTATCTTCCATGTTATTTATTATATTTTTTAAATAGGATATGTCTTTTTCGTATTCTGACACTATATTTGTAGTTTCAATCACAAATGAATTGCGAAAGAATATTTGATTGATACTAAATTCATTCCTAAAGTCCGTTTTAAAATCTTCCATAACCTTAACTCTGTTAGATAAATTAATCATCTGCCTGAAAGCAATAATATCTCTATACGCTTTTTGACTTGCCTTATCTAATCCTTTGTATATATTAGCATCAAAAAAATCTAAAAATTCTTTCTGATCTACTGGAATGACATAAGCGCCTATCATCATCTTTGCTTTTTTAAAGCAATCCAAATATATTGGATATATTTTTTCTAAATTTATTTGCTTACGTTGAAGGTTAGAATCCACAAAAAATCTAACTACTTCTTTAATCGAATACAAAAGTACGCCCCCAGCAAGAGTATAAACACCACTTAACAATTCTTGACTCACTTTATTCACCTCTAATTAAATTTTCTATAAAAGAATCTATTAGCTTATAAATACCATACATGCAAAATGCATATAAGAAAATATTTTCTACGTTTGTAAAAAAAGATGATAAGAATAAAGCGAATATCATTATTAATATGTCAGTTAAAAATCTCATACTATCACTCCTTTAAAATAACGTTGCTTGCCTGCCGCCTAACACATCTTTGACAAACGGCTCACTATCTGCAAAGAACTCGTACATCTCGTCAATAGAATTAAAGTATTCCGTATGACTATCCGCCATAAACACTTCTAGCGTCTCTACAGTGCCGTCGTCAAACTCGTGTACGTATATTAAATTAGAGGCGCCACCTTTTTCATAGTGGTTAGCTAGTTTGATTAATTGTTTATCACTAACGTATTTAAATCGTTTAATCACGATGTAGCACCTCCTTTACCTTTTCTAATATGTCTTTACTACAAGTCGTCGGATTTGATGAATGTTCCATTTCTTGTTTCGCCTGTTCTGTCTTTAATCTCGTCATACGCATATTGTAAACACTCCTCTAATGTCCAGCCGTGCTGTTGTGCCAATATTATTAATGTAACCACTGTGTCGCCTATGCCGTCTTTAAGTTCATCTATACAGTTACGTGACATAGCTTTTGCAATTTCTCCCGATTCCTCCCACACTTTCAGCGCTTGTCTGTCAGGATTTCCATTGTGTAATCCTTTATCAATGCTCCATTGTTCAACTTTTTCGATTAATTGATTCATTTATTTGTCCTCCTTAGTGAGATTAAGCACTCTAATTTCGTATAACACATTTACAATAAAAATTGCCGTGACAAAAGCTAAGCCTTTTACCCCTTCAAATTTAGTAACCGAGATAAACAGCACCATCACAATCAGCATAAAAACCAAACTACAAATCCTACCTACATACTTGTTGTTGAATCGATGATTAAGGAAATATTCCGTTAACACACAAACAACAACAGTAAATATAAGCGTCCATGCAGTCATTTACTCGTCCTCCTCATTCCATTTACTACCTTCCTTAACTAAACCACGTACAGTCAATTCATGACTTAGTCTAAATTCGTTATCGCCATCTTGATACCACACATCAGCTAGATATCTACCGAAAGCATCGGCTTGATACGTCTGCACGTACACGTCCTTACCTAGCACAGTTTGAGTAGTAAATGCTTTAGCCTCGTTGTAATTAACTTGCCCACGTTCTGGCGTATCCACCCCCAGCAATCTAACCTTACGTACCGTATGCGTATGGAAACCTAGATCAATGCGCATCTCTAAAGTATCCCCATCAATCACACGTAATACACGCGCTTTGAAAATATATAGTTTATTGTTTAAGGTCATTTACGTTCGCCCTTTCTAAATCGTGTAATAGATTGTGGAATTCTTGTGTGCCATCGTATTTGTCCATCTCTATTAATTCTGCACGTTTTAAATTACACTTTCTTATCAATTCTTTTTTGCCACTCAGATTAGCGTTTGCATACATCGATACAAAAAGTTTCATCTGCCTTCCTTTCCAATCCTGCCATATGTGTTTATAATCAATCTTTACCATTCTTAATCCTCCTACATATCGAATATGCTAATCTGACTGCCTAACTCTTCTGCATACATCAAATTATGAATAGCCTTATATTCGTTAAATTCTGCGTAAGTGAAGAAGTCGTCCACATGGCTATAATGTGATTGAGGAAACCCACGCATGTTATAGCCTCCGTCAGTTTCACGTACAATCATTACTTTTTCTTCGCCTGCATTATATAAGTGGAATGTGTTCATCAATAAATAACCTCCCAATCATCATCGTCAGTTATGTTGTAATACCATGCATTGTCTAACTCTATTTGTGCCATTTCTTTGCCTTTAAAGTTGTAGTAAAGTTCTGTTACTTTACCTTCGTAAGGCTTTTCTTGCTCGCTGTCTGTATAAAACGCGACATGATCATCAATGTTTAAATCTCTGATTTTCATTTAAATCACCTACACTAATTGTTGACGCCCATAACAATCAATCTTGTATGCGCCGATTCTGATATTCTTATGCAAATGTCTACCGTATCGAGTCAATCCATGTTTTTGAGGTGTCCCATTGAATAAGTGTGGCTTTTCTTCTCTCAATTTTTCATCTTTAAACTTGCTTATTCTGTTTTGGCGCACCAAGTCTTGAAATTTATCTTCACTATTCGCAATAGCTTCATACATTAATTCTTCTGCCGATAATCTAGGTGGTGTTGTTAAAGTCTTTTCTAAACTCCACCCCAAGCCAAACCTTCTTTTTATTGAATGAAGATTTATCCCCTTGTCCATAGCTTCTTTGACTCTTGTATAAGGCACCCGTATTTGTTCGTCACTATTATCTTTTTTGAGTAGTAATACAATTCTATGCTCATGATCAGGCACAAATGTTTTTTGTAGTTGAGTTGCCTCATCTAAAGTCCAATTATGATTCAATCTATGTGCTACAGTTTTGAAAGTCATATTATTAAACTTTATATCTTCTACGTTTTTATCGTTTAATACAAACACACCTTGAGCCGTGTTTAATGTGCGCTTCTCTATTAAAAGTTGCTCTCTTGTTTTTTTAGCCATTGTCTTTCTCCTCTAGTTCATTAATTACTAATACTGTTCGTGCAGTATCTGAATATTTTTTGAATGTTCTGATTTCTACAATTTGATTATCATCTTTCCACAATTTTTCATTGCCTGCGTCTAACACTGTTTTTAATAAATTATCTAAGTCAGGTTTAGTCCTCTTGTAACTTCCTATCATCGTAGAAAGTAACTTCTTCGACCAACTTTTAAGTGGTGGAAAGTAGAATTCAATAGTTAGCTTTAACTGATTCTCACTTTGAAGATTCGGCATTTGTTCTGCTATAAAATTTTTATGATGCGAATATGTTGTTGGCATGTAAGTTTGTACAAAGCCTCCAGCTCTTCTAAATCGAGGTCTAGGCGACCCCATTGGTTTATCTAAATTATTTTTATCTGTGTAAAATATTTCTATTCGAGTTTCTTTCATTAATCCACCTCATATAACGTCATAGCCTTACGTCTCTTGCGTTCTGAATACTTTTGTATAAATAGGTCATACAAGTATTCTTCATCGCCTTGTGCGCTTTCTATGAGCTTATTTGCGTATACTTCTGAACAATGGAGGTGGCTAATGATGTATTGTTTATCTATCAAAAGTTAATACCTCTCATTCTGTAATCTTCGCCATTCATGTTTATAGGTGTTGTATTCTTCATCATGCGACTAAATATCTTGGCTAGATCCTTATTTTGTATTAATTCTTTACTACTGTTATTTGTCGTTATAATGTTGTGTTTGCCTGTACGTGATTCCATCACTTCAAACATCTTTTGAATTCCAAAATTACTTAATGCTGTTCCGTAATCATCTAGTACAAGCAAATCTACATCTGCAATAATTTGGTCTAAATCTCTTTCGGTTAGGGCTGTATTTTTGTTATACGTGCTTTTATACGTTGTAATAAGTTGAGGTACGTTCATGTACAATACTGAATGACCTTTTTCTCTTACTCTTTTGATAGTTGCCATCGATAAATGACTCTTACCAGTGCCGTAACTACCATATAAAAGAATTGATTGTTTATTATCTAACCTAAAGTTATTAGCGTATCGTTCTAACAGCGCTTTTGCTTTTTCTAATGTCGGACTTGTCGGTACATAATTATCAAATGTTGCGTCTGCTAGATCATCGTTAATAATTGATTTGTTGAATATAGCGTTCGCTTTATTACGTTGTTGCTTCTTTTTAAAGTCCTCTGTCTTTTGTTTAGCAAGTGCTATCATGTTACAATCACAACCATCTTTAATGACTTGACCATTATCAAATTCATAATAGTCATAATCCCTACCGCATTTATCACAATGTAGTCCCATTTCTTGTTTTATGACTTTATTCTTGAAACCTGCTTTGTTAGCTAACTTTTCAAAGGGATTCATTTAAAACACTCCCTCATACTGCTTTCGCCAGTCCTCATCTACTGCATTAGATTGTTGTTGGTTGAGGTAACCCTCAAACTTAGTGCCAAATAACGTTTCAGGACGTAAGTACTTCTCCATCTCCGTACCTTTCCATTCGGATACCTTGTTATCGATTACTTTTTTAAAGTCATCTAGGTTAAATCCTTCATCCGATCTAGCACGTATAACTGTTTGGTTCTTTTTTGTTGTAGATTTATACTGCTTTCCAGTTCGTTCGTTAAGATAATCTATAACATCTCGATAAGGATATGATGTCGGGTCTCCCGACAATATATCTATTCTATTTATATTATTAATACTTGTATTATTATTACTTGTATTATTCTCCTGGAAGTTTGCTTCTATAGGGGGTGGGAAATTTCTTTCTATACCCCTATGGAAATCTTTTTCTATAGGTATAGAAGTCTGCGTCATGGGGTACATTTTTCTTTGCTTAACTTCATTACCTTTATATTCAAACTCTATCTTTAAATAACCGTTGTCTTTAAGGTTGTTTATTCTTGATGATATTGTACGTTTCGTAACTTCATACAATTTTGCAAAGTAACCGTTACTCGCTGTGCAGTAACCGTATTTATTGCTTAATGATGTGATTTCAGCGAATAATAACTTCTCACTGTCTGTAAGGCGGTTATCGTATCTAACGTTAGCTGTAATGATTGAGTAGTAACTTGGTTGATCAGTCATTTACATTCTCCTTTCTGGTATAATATTTATTGATAAATTTAATGGAGGATATATCATGATTTGGATATCAATAATTGCTTTAGTAATTTCTATAATTTCTATTTTTTTGACAATTAGAAAGTATTGGGTAGACTATAAAGAAAACCTTTTAAATATAGATGTTTCGTTTAAAAACTTATACTTTGAATATCCGCGAATCGTTTTAGAATTGGATATCATCAATAAAACTAAAAATCCTGTGTCAGTAACCAAAATAGAGCTACATGATGCTAACTCCGACATCCATTTAGAAGCAGTTTTCAATAAAACACTTATAGCTAAAACGAAAAATATTAGAAACAATAGCACCGCATTACCTATCTATTTGGAAAGTTACAATTCTAAAAAAGGGTTCTTTCTCTTTAAACTACATTCAAAAATATCTAAAGAATTTTATTTGCGCCTGTACACAAATAAAGGTATATTTACAACCAATAAATTAATGAAACAAGGGCCATTATTGCCGCTAAAAGCTCTAGAAGAATTAACGATAGATACATAATGTGATCACGCTTTTTCATATTTTTTCTCCTTTCAACATTTTATTAAGTCGCTCATCCACATCGACCCAACTGTCATGCAAATGGTACTTGTCGTTAAAACTGTCCATACCTATTTGATGCTGCTCTGTGTGATGCTCACGACATAACGCTAATACTTGATTGCCGTAATGATTTATCTTAGTTCTGTCACGCCCACGTCCTACCGCATATCTATGTGCTAAATCCGAATGAGGTTTACCACATATTACACAGTTACGATTTACTGTTGACCAGTAGAGTTTTGATTTATCCCCTTTTAACAATTCACTTGTCTTATAGCTGAGGGGTATTCCGTTCTCAAACACCCAATCCAATGTGATGTCGATGATTTGTGAAGCTTGTGTTCGAGTGCAATTACTAAGTGATATAGGATTGTCATATCCGTGATATGTTCTCACACACTCAATGAACATATGCCTCATGTAGTCCATAGGCTGTCCTGTATGCTGTTCTATATCTTTCACTAAAGCGAATATCTTACGACGTTGTTTGCCAGTGATAGAATTTGGATCTATCACTGTGCAATCAACATCAATAGGTTGGTTTAAATCTAATAGTTCGATAGCTTGTTCAGGTATTTCTACATCAGTAACAACCACTGTGTAATTACCTTTGTGATTCTTTTGATACTTAACGATTTGTGACATTTAATCACAACCTAGAAAGGTAAATCTTCGTCAGAAATATCAATTGGTCCGTTTGCATTTGCGAATGGATTATCACTTGTTACTGAGCCATTGGATACATTACCTGTTTGCACTTGACCCTTATTATCTGAATCGTTTTTTTCATTTTCTTTGATGCCAATTTTTTCGTATACTGGCGTTCCTTCAAATTTCCAAAATCTTTTTAATACTGTATTCCATTTATCTGTATATTCGTTGTACTTTCGTTCTAATTCAATATTGATAGGTTTTCCGATAATATCTTTGTCAGTGAAGCTGAATTGGCCGTTGTTATCTTGAATGCCAACAGATTTCAAAAATGTATACAACCAGTTTTTAGCAAAATCATTTGAAGTATCACCGTTTGCATAATGAGTGAATTCTCCTTCTTCTTTATGCGCAAAAGTAATTGCGATTTGTGGGTGTCCGTTTTTACTTTCTTTGTTTTCGAAACCTTTAATTTTCACACTGTATGATCCTGGTTGAATATAGTTACCTAACTCTTGAGCGCCTTGTAAATTTAAATTGAATTTCATAATTACCGTCCTTTTACTTTTTATTAGTTTCCATTTCTAATTGCATCTACTAACATTGATAATGATGCGTTTTCGAATTTTTTATTATTAAGCGTTACTGATGGCGAATGTCTTACTTTTGTTTCGTAATCTTCTGATGGTTCAACACTAAATATCCACCTAGTAGACCTTTCTCCATCTATGAGATCTGTTTCTGTATAAGTTCTTGCCAGTACGTCTGATTGGCTTATTACAGCATCCCTGATTGAATCTTGCGCTTTAATAGTTACTGAAGGGTTAAACAACGTTCCGTCTTCTCTTTTATCTGAACTGTTGCCTTCATGCCCTGTGATAGCAAAGTGAAATTTGTACTCCTGTTGTAACTTACTTATAAACCGGTACATGCTGATTATTCTTGTTGCTACTTCTCCCCAATCTGTAAATTGAGGCTTACGCGTCTTACCCTTCATCACTTGGTCTAATGTAATATCACGCAGTTTTTGAACAGTTTCTATCACTACAATGTCAATAGGTCGTTCATTTGCTCTTGCTTGAGTCAAAATGTCTGGTAGAGATTGAATTATTTTTGCTAAATGATTGAAATTTCGAATCGATACGCCTAATCCTTTTTCAACCACTGTAGTTCCATCCTCGTTTATATCGAGTACCAATGCGTTGTTTTCTCTAGTAAGTGATGTTGTCTTCCCAGTACCAGGACGACCATACAC